AGGCCCATTAGTTGTGCATTACAATAAGTTTAAAAAGTAATCCTGGAAGTGTGACATTTATGCCATCTCCTCTACTGTCTGACTATTAAACTCATAGACTGCCTTAGCAAAGCCACGGGGTGTGGCTGATCGTATATCCTTTGTACGTTGTGACTTACCACCTAGCTTTTTGTGTTGCTTGCTGTACCCCTGCTCAGGTTGAACTGGGTCAGTCCATGGCATCACAAAGCCGTTACCTGTCCACAGGCATGTCTTCTTAGGGTAGGCATCCTTGGCTGCGATATACTCAGGCCAGCGTGGATGTTCTGCCTGATCGTCATGGATGTAGCCACCATACTCATAAGGGTGGAAGCTATGGTCAGGCTTACGCCATTGGGTAGCCAACACACTGACGGGGTTTTCTACAAAGTAAGGGACACTCAAGCTGTCAAACAACCACTCACACCATTTAGCATAACCCACAGCCTTCACCTGAAACTCAGGGTCACGTTCAGCCTTTCGTTTGAAATGTGCCGCACCTGATACAGCCATGTCAGTACAGACAGGGAAGGCCATCCCAAACACTACGGGCTTGTCGCTAAACTCAGAGTGTATGGCGTTCAACCAGTTGTGATCATGAAGGTCAGCATAGTTGTACGTTATACTGCCGCCACCATCAAAGGTCTGCACCTCTGGATCACTGAGGGAATGTTGAATGTCAAAGGCGTAGCAGCTATACCCTGCCTCTGCCCATGGTTTAAGTGCCTCGCCTGTGAAGTCATACAGGCTGATAATGATACCTTTGCTTCTAGTCATGATCTTATCCTCTCTCTCTTTGTAGTCTCAGAGCCATTGCGTGTGCATCATCCATCAATATCTTTTTAACTTCGTTCGATGTCAGGTGAAAGTGCTGTGCCACCTGCTCTATTGTCTTGTTTGTTGTGTCAAACATGTCACACACGTCTTGGCTTATTCGTGAGGCGTAGGCCAATGCCCTTGAGTTGTTCATGATCTTATACCTTTCCTGTTAAAAACATTATGAGCTTGTCTGCATTGTCGAAGTCTTCTCGGAATGTCAGCATCCCCTCTGCGTCATAACAGCTATATGACAGCATAGACCAATGGTGGTACTCTCTTTTGTTGGGGTCCACATAGTCCACAAATATCCTGCAGGTGTTACCATGCCGTTCCTCTTTGTAGAGTGATGGGCAGGTGTCATTCTTCCAAGTGCTGTCCTGCCAGCCATGCGGTGCGAGTGCATGAAACAGTTTGTTGAGCATGTCAAAATTGTCGTAATCCTCATGCGGCACATCATGCTCTGTGATAGTATGGTTTGGAAAGTGCATCTGTGCTTCTGCGATAGCGTATATCATTTTACACCCCCAGTGTCTTACGGATCTGTACAGTAAGCGCACCCTTGAACTTTTTGTCATTCTTTGTGTCTTTACATACTGCAAGGTAAGTAGCTTTCATTAGTTTGCTAGCCTTCTCACGAGCACCTTCGTAGCTTTCTGTATACCAGCTGTTACTATTGGCTACAGGTGACTGCACAGGCAGCTCATCATTGTCTAGGCAATCCACAAGTTTAGACATCAAGGGGTCTAGTGTAGCTATGATGTTACTGCGTGTTGATAATGCACAGTGGTAGTCAGCTGTATTGTCTTTCTTCTTTACTTTCTTTCTAAGGTTACTGAGTTTTTCAAACACCTCAAGTGCTGCTTTTTCTGTAATCTGATTGTTAATCACAGCAAGTATAAGCCCAGCCCTAAGCCCTGTGCTAGTAAAAGGGGAGTAGGTTTTACTATATATCTTGTGCATTTTCTCAGATAACGCACCTATGTCACCACCTACATGACTGCGAAAGAAGTCTACATCTTTGCCATATGCTCCAACTAATCCTTCTGATCTTAGAAAGGTATTAATCATAGTAATCTTGTATGCGTCACACTGACAGTGGTCTTTCATGCGGCGTGGCATGTGAGCATCAATGACATCTTTACTGCTGATACTAGCGCCTGTTACAACAATCATATCAATGGCTAGCTGTGCTTTCTGCACGGCAGTCAGTCGGTGCTGTCCATTAACTAGGGTGCCATCCTCTGCAAGTACAATCATGCAAGCCTCTGTAACCCACTTGCCCTGTTGCATCAAGCTAGCATATCGGTCAACTGTTTTAGTGTTTAGTTTTCTGTAGTTGTTGGTATTACCTTCTAATAGTTTAGTTGCTACTAGGGGTGTTACTTTCTCAATACTTACTTTTAAGGTCATCTTAGTCTCTCCTCTGGTCGTGTTAAGTTTTAGATATTGTGAATACGTTTCCATGTAGTCCAAGTTATAGCCTGTAGCACATGAGGCTTGACCCTCACACGCTTGGCAGCTTTGACATACGCCACCTGTAACTCACGATATTGACGCTTGCCCATGTTAGTCTTGTCAGAGGTCAAGCCCTCACGTTGACCACGAGCAATGTTAAGAGCATGTCCATCAATAGTTACTTCGTCCAGTCCACGAATGTTAGAATAGAATGAGCGTATCTTCTGCCCGTTCAAGCGTGTCAGAATATCATCATCATCAAGCAAGTCATCCTGTAGAATAGACCACGCTTTTTGTTTCATCGTGTTATAGCATGACACCTTGAAGTCATCCAAACTGTCGCCACTCTGCCATGCACCGCACATAGTGTCAGTGTCTTTGCAGTTACGTTCCCACCGATTGTTAGGTGATAGTGCCGCCATGACACCGATCACAGTATTGACGGGGAGCTTGTGAGTGTCAGCGATTTGTACCGCCACACGTTCTGCCCTAGCGTACCATTCCACACCTTGAAGCGTGTCATCGTTTGACGCTTGGCGGTATAGTTTTAGAATGTTGCGAACATACTGAGTCATTGGTCATCCTTTCGGTGTTGAACTATCCAGAGAGTAGGCACCGCAGCGCCTACCTGTCAAGTTAGTTTATAAATCGTGCTTTGCATTTGCCACACGCCACCCCTTCAGCCATAGACACAAAATGCAATTATCGCATGTATACATTTGTGCCGCCTATCGGTGCTACACCCGTCACAGTGTAGGCCATGTTTTGCCGTAATATAGACCCTCGCATCATGGCGTAAAACGTGGGTGGTCTCTTTCGAGATATGTCAAATAGCGTTTAGTCTGTTCTTGTTATTCAGTCTGCATATTCGGTTTAGTTAGTCAATCGTTTTTATTCGGTCTTACTTTTAGTCGGTCTTCATATTCTGTGCGGGTCTTCTATCCGGCTTGATCGCCTAGGACGCTGGCTTGTGCTAGGTCTTAACCTTGTGCGTTTCGCCTTGTCGCTTTCGATGTATCAACTATGCGCCGAATTGTTTTAGATTGTAAAGAATTATTTTAATTATTTTATAAGTCTGTGTTTTCGTTGGATAAAGTTTTGACACTGTAGCTTGGCGGGAATGTTTTTCTTTCGTGCCATTATATAGTCAATAAGTATATCCAGGATTGCTTATATAAGAGACTAGGCATATAAGAGATGCAGCATATAAGAGTGTGATCACAAAAGATAAGATAGTGTGATCACAAATAGTGTATCATACATGTCGTGGTGTGTTTTGTGATCACAAGTGAGGGGGTACCCTTTTTTGACACATATGAGGGGTTAAGTGATAAACAATCAGTTAGTTTATGTAAGTAAAACAATGTATTATGTTACTCTGATTGCAGGAATATTTATTTATTTATTATTGGATCAGCTCAAAAGGCCTTATTTATATAGTTCTGGCATAATTAACGCTATAAAGAGGGGGCGGGCAGGCTCCACGGGGGGTAGGTACGTTATACGTATATGTACAACTACACAGAAGTGGTTTTTTAGTCCGTATATAAGCAGCCCTTTACGTAAACCTATATAAAGTAGGACCGATGTGGACCTAGTTAGTATCACTATTTGAGACACACCCCCTACGGACCACTTTCCAAGGTACCCTAAGCAGTAACCCAGTATTACAGTAACAAAATGTTACAACTCTGTAATAATACATCACGTTTTGTTACAACATTAGCAGTTATTGCATTTTAGGGGTTGACTAGGGTGTTTCTATGGGTATAACTGCGGAGCAGGAGCACACAGAGTTAAACTCTTAGAGTTAAAACTAAAGTAAAGTAATAAATAAAGAAGAGTATTACTCTATAAGAGAGTGTTACAAAAAGGATAGTGGACATAGGTAGAGTTAAACTCTAAGAGTTATAACTATACAATTACATATTATTACAATTTAACACTTGTAGTGTGTATTATATTAGTGTATACTTATATTAATGTAACGATAATAACATAAAACAATGTTACATTAACTGATACGTGTCGCTCTCTATGTAACACTCTCTCCTCCCTCTCTCCTCATATATAGTTTGCGGCACGTATCACTTTCTCCCCTTTGTACAATAAAAGTATTGACTTTCATGTCTAAACGAATAAAACTATACGCATCAGACTCCGTACTAGAAGAGTTTTACTCTGCTTTAGCCTCTAACGATGTAAAAGCTTTTAACCGTGTACACATACCTCGTAGTGACGTATTCTACGTAAGATCTCATCTACGTGACGTGTTTCCCGATAAAGAGTTAACCCTAGATTACGTAGAGAGGATGATGTACTTAGAGGGTCTACTGGACCGCAGTGACGTATTAGACCCTGATAGAGAGCGAGACTATGGCTAGAAACTACAAGAAAGAGTATGCTAACTACCAGGGTAAGCCTTCTCAAGTTAAGAAGCGTACATCTCGTAATGCTGCTCGTTCTAAGCTTTCTGCAGGCGGCGCTGTTAAGAAAGGTGACGGTAAGGATGTTCACCATAAGGACGGTAATCCTCGTAATAATGCTAAGTCTAACTTACGTGTACAGTCTGCAGGCACAAATAGAAGTTTCCCTCGTAACAAGAAAGCTGGAAAGAAATAAGAATGGCTATCGAATACAGAGGTGAGAAGTTTGAAGGTTACAACAAACCAAAGCGTACCCCTAAGCACCCTACCAAGTCACACGCAGTCCTTGCCAAAGAAGGTGACACCATTAAGCTCATCCGCTTTGGTGAACAGGGAGCGTCCACAGCAGGTAAACCTAAAGCAGGTGAATCTGATCGCATGAAGAAGAAACGTGCATCATTCAAAGCTAGACATGCTAAGAATATCAAGAAGGGTAAACTTTCAGCTGCGTACTGGGCTGATAAAGTAAAATGGTAAGTATAGGTACTCTAGGTGTAATGATGGTATGTATGTCTGCCTTAGCTGAGCATTGTCAGGTACTGACCAGTCCACACGTATTTAGTACGCTAGAGGAATGTCAGGCTTCTACAGTAGCTGAGGCACGTAAGATTAAAGAGATGTATAGCCACGCAGTCATTATACCTAACTGTGTAGCTCTGCGCTACAATGGGGAGCCAACATAATGGCTAAGTCAAAAGTAAATGCAGCAGGTAACTATACTAAACCTACCATGCGTAAGAACCTCGTAGCTAAAGTAAAGGCTGGTGGTAAGGGTGGTAAGCCTGGACAGTGGTCAGCTCGTAAGGCTCAGATGGTAGCCAAGCAATACAAAGCTAAGGGTGGAGGATATAAGTCATGAAGGGTGTTAAGCATTATCTTAGGGACGGTACTCTCTACAGCGGTAAAACTCACAAGCATTCAGATGGCACTGTTATGACAGGTGCTCGTATGTCCAAGGCTTCTAAGAAGCTATTTCACTACAAAGATCTGAGTAAAACAGCAAAGGCTAAAGCAGATGGCGCTAGCAAAAAGTCAAAAAAGTCTTAAGAAGTGGGGCAACGAGAAGTGGGGTACTAAGTCAGGTAAGCCCTCTACTCAAGGTAAGAGAGCTACAGGTGAGCGTTACCTTCCTAAGAAAGCTAGGGATGCCTTATCTCCTGCAGAGTATAAAGCTACAAGTGCAGCTAAGCGTAAGGGTACTAAGGCAGGTAAACAGTTTGTAGCCCAGCCAAAGAAGATAGCTAAGAAGACAGCTAAGTATAGAAAATAACCTAAAGGATTACTATTATGATGAACAAAGGTATGAAAGCTCTTAAGAAAGAAGCACCAGAAGTAGCTAAGAAGATGGGTTACATGAAGGGCGGAATGACTAAGAAGATGGGATACAACAAGGGTGGCATGTGTGGTGCATCTAATCCAGCAGAACGTCCTATGAAGAAGAGCAAGTAATGAAGTATTATCACAAATACAAAGATGTTCTTGAAGATAAGGGCTATACTGTAGATGAACATGGCTACGTATGGGACTCTATGGGCAATCAGTCTGCTGGTGAAGACAACTATGGTAACGTACAGAGCAAAGACCCTAATGTTACGTCTATCTGTGATGAAGCTGATATTGCTGCTGTTAAGCCTAAGAAGGCTTCAGCACCTAAGGGTAAGAAACGTGCTCGTACAGCTAAAGGTCACTTTGTAAAGGATGACCCTAACACACCAGAGAATGAAGCGTGGGTTGATGAGTAATGTCTAACTCTACTACAGTCAAGTACGTTACAAAGTCTGTGGATGTTACATCTACTAGCTCATCATCCCCAGATGACTTGTATGTATGCCCTAACAACTTTGTATGCTTAGTTAAGTTCCTACACTTATCTAACAGTGCAGCTAACAACAAAAAGATTAGTGTGTACTGGTATGAGGCTGCTACGACTACGCATCACTACATTGTAGACCACTTTGCATCTCCAGCTAATACTATGGAGGAAGTAGTGCAGGGCGGTGCTTATATTGCGTTGATGCCAGGAGATAAGATACAGTGCTTTGCTGAGACAGCAGGGACGCATCACGTCACTATGTCAGGTGAAGAGATTTATACTCCTATATCATAACGGGTATTCCAACATAGCAGTTCTATATTAGACTGTTTTGTAGTATAACTGTACATGCCAAGAACGGCATAACACAGGAGACTACATAATGTACTTAACATACGACTACCCAAGCCAGTTTAAAATTGCAGTAACTACCTCTATCAAACGTACCTTTAAAGCAGTAACTAAGTTCTTTGTTTCTATTGGTACTTCATTAGCTAAAGCTCAACAGATGAGAGCTGACTTCTGGCTTCTTAACAATATGAGTGATAAGCAGCTCAAAGACATTGGTATTACCCGTGGTGAGATCAAGCAACGGTTCTACGGAACAGACAGCACAACATGAGAAAGTAGTGTAATGGCACGTAACTTAACAGAGAATCAACAGAAGTTCCTAGAAGTCTTATTTGATGAGGCGGGAGGTGATGTTGTACGTGCTAAGCAATTAGCTGGGTATAGTGATAAGACTCCTACAAGACTTATTGTAGAATCTCTAAAGGAAGAGATTGCGTCAGCAACACGTACCCACTTCTCTCGCTCTGCTCCTAAAGCTGTTATGGCTCTCGTAGGTGCTTTGTCTGATCCTACAGAATTAGGTATTAAAGAGAAGATGGCTGCAGCTAAGGACTTGCTAGATCGTGCAGGACTTGGTAAGGTAGACAAAGTTGATGTCACTTCTAATGGGGGTGGTATTTTTTATCTACCTCCTAAAGAAGGTAACAATGAGTAACAGTGGCCCAGTACGATTACGATAGAGACTTAGGATTCTGGGAGTTACCCAGACCAATAAAGGGTAAAGAGAAGGAGTGGCACGTAGTAGCACGTGTAACAAACCGTCAGATTCCTTTTGGTTATAGGGTGCATCCTGAGGATGACAGGCTCTTAGAACCTATAACAGAAGAGTTAGAAGCATTAGAGGTTGCAAAGCGGCACTTAAAGCAGTATTCTTACCGTGAAGTAGCACTGTGGTTAAGCAAGACTACTGATCGCTACATATCTCACATGGGTCTACACAAGAGAATCAAAATTGAGCAAAAACGTAAGAAATCAGCTGCAATTAAACGCAAGCTTGCCAGAAGGCTCGAAGAAACGCTCTCGCAAATCAAGAAGCTCGAAGAAGGCCGTATCGGTAGCTACAGTACCTCAGAAGACTGAGGAGCCTAAAGCAGTACCTGCTACTGCTAAAGCCGCTGACTTTGACGCAGAACTAGCACAGGATATTGTCTTTAGGCCTAACCCTGGCCCACAGTCTAACTTCCTTAGCGCCTCAGAGCGTGAAGTATTATATGGTGGCTCAGCAGGCGGAGGTAAGAGCTACGCCATGTTGGCTGACCCTCTACATGGATTGAATGATCCTAACTTCTCAGGGTTGTTAGTACGTCATACTACAGAAGAACTAAGAGAACTCATACAAAAGAGTCAGGAGTTATACCCTCGTGCTATACCTGGAATTAAGTGGTCGGAACGTAAATCGCAATGGACTTCTCCTCAGGGTGGCAGACTTTGGATGTCTTATCTCGACAAAGATACCGATGTCACACGCTACCAAGGTCAGGCTTTTAACTGGATTGGATTCGATGAGCTTACGCAATGGTCTAGCCCTTACGCTTGGGATTATATGAGGTCAAGATTACGTAGTAGTTCCAAGGACTTAGGTCT